ATGTGCGGCCGATTCGTCCAGCTCCCCGTTGTCGACTTCGGCCAGCCGGGGCTTGCTGACATTGCCCTCGGCCTGGCCGAGATTCAGCCCAGCTACAACCTGGCGCCGACGCAGCGAGCGTCGGTGATCCTGGACCGGGGCGAAGGTCGGCAGGTCACCCGCCTAGCGTGGGGCCTGCTGCCGTTCTGGGCCAAGGCCAAGGGCCTGCAAGGCTCGACCATCAACGCCCGTATCGAGACCGTGGCCACCAAGCCCGCCTTCCGGTCGGCTTTCAAGAAGCGGCGTTGCGTGATCCCTATGGCTGGCTACTACGAGTGGTCGGTGAACCCGGAGGACGGGAAGAAAGACCCCTGGTTCATCCACGCCACCGAGCCGCTGCTCGCCGCTGGCCTATGGGAGGACACCAGCCCGCTACTGCCCGAAGGCAATCTGGGCACCTTCACCGTCATCACCGGCGACAGCAGCGGCGTCTCGGCCGACATCCACGACCGCATGCCGGTATGGCTGCAGGCCGGCCAGATCGATGAGTGGATGGACGCCAGCCCCGACGATGCCATGGCGATGCTGCTGGCAAGCCCGCCTCCGTCCATGGAGGCGTATAGGGTCAGCCGCGCGGTCAACACACCACGGAACAACCGCGAAGACCTGCTCCAGCAAGTTGCGTGATGCCTACAGCAGGGAGGCCTGGCTGTCGTCCCAGCTCTTGATGATCAGCTCCCCGAACTTCTTTCCCCTCCCCTGCCCGCCGCCAATCGTGTAATCCAGCTGCAGCGGCACCAGGTCGAAGCCGGCGAACACCTCTCGGATCTGCGGGTGATCATTGATAGAGACCACGAATCGCCCAGCCGAGGTGCGCATCAGTTCGGCCATGGCTTCGTATTCCGCGAAGGGAAACTCGACGCCATAACCCTCGGTTTCCCAGTAAGGAGGATCGAGGTAGAACAGCGTCCCCTGCCGATCGTAGCGCCGCACGCACTCCTGCCACGGGAGGCACTCGATCACCGTGTTCGACAGACGCAGGTGCACCGCGCTCAGCTCCTCCTCGATGCGCAGGAGGTTCAGCCGCGGACCTCCAGCCGTGACCACACCGAACGATTGACCCTGCACCTTCCCTCCAAAGGCCAGCTTCTGCAAATAGTAGAAGCGCGCAGCACGCTGAATGTCGGTCAACGTCTCCGGCCGCTCCATCTGCGCCCACTCGAACATCTGCCGCGATACCAGGGACCAGCGGAACATGCGTACAAACTCGTCCAGGTGATGCCGCACGCAGCGGTACAGGGAGACCAGCTCACCGTTGATGTCGTTGAGCACTTCCATCTGGGCTGGATACGGCCGCATCAGCAGTGAGGCGGCGCCACCAGCAAACGCCTCGACGTAGCAATCGTGGATCGGGAAGTGGGGATACAGGTGCTTCAGCAGGCGGCGCTTGCCGCCCGGCCAGGAAATGATGGGCTTGGGCATGGTTTCTCAGTATTTGCGATAGAGGAAGCCGACAATCCCGCCGCTCTCGCGAGGGCGACGGGGCCACGGCCAATGCCAGGTGCTGAGACCACCTGTGTTGCGGCGCTGTCTGGATGCTTGCAGGCATCTGGGCAGCGCCCTGTCTTGCTAGATGGTGACTTCCATCACCGGAAGGTTGGGAGCCGCCTCGACCAAGCGCCCACCACGAACCCAGACGTTGTAGGGGATGGCCTGCTGCAGCTGGCCGAACGCCCGCATCTGTACACCGTCATACGTCGTCAGCGTGCTGGTGCCATCACTGTTGTGTGCGGTGACGGTCGCCAGCAGTCGAGGGTTGCTGCTGACCAGTTCGCCGAATTGATCCCAAAGGTCAGTCCGCATCGCTGTAGTGCCTTTCTAGGGTTACGGTCTGCTCGATCACCACTGCCTGCTGATCGATCACAACATCAACGCGCAGCGACTCGCACTGCCCATGCCATCTCCCCACAGCGCCAACGACCTCCACCAAGTCCAACGGCATGATAGGACCGACCTCACCTGGTCTAAGCGGCTTGGGAAACAGCGGCATGGTGAGGTCGACAGCGGCTTGCTCACCGCGATCACTGAGGATGTTCCGACCGCGCTCTGCGCCGGCAGCAGCAACATTGATCAGCGGGCTGCTGACCTGCTGCGCGAACAGCTGACCTGCCTCGCCGTCCTTGCGCACTTTGCAGGTGATGCCCTTCCCCGGCAGCTCACCGGTGACCACCACCGCATCGTACAGCGGCGCGCTGCGCATCTGGAGGCTCTCTGTAAGGACGATGTCCTCCTGCACAACATGGTCAGGAGGTGATTCCCGCCAATGCCACGGGCTGACTGGATAGCTGGCCCTGACCCGCAACACCGGCTGCGCTGGGTCGGACTGCACCACCGCGCCACTTGCCCCGGCCAAACCACTGATGGCATCGAGAGGCGTGTTTGCGTCGTAGAACCACGCACCCGCAGGTACTATCCAGTCGACCGTTCCGTACTGGCTTGTGAAGCCCGTATCGGCAAGCTCCTCCGCCACTAGCTGCGACACGCTCCGATCGTCACCGGTGACCTTCACCCGAGCCGGCGCGTAAGGCGCAGCAAGAAGCGCGGTACGCGACCGACCGCTAAGTCGTACCGCCCCATCCGCGAATTCGCGCTGCTTCTGATAGCTCTCCACGATCCCAGTCCAGGCATAGCCGTTAAGCACAACCTCGAACTGGCGGGGGCCCGCCGCTGTGGGTTTCAGGAGATCCAGTTGCGCCGGATCGGCAAGCTCAAAGTCGAACGTCCAGCCCCACGCGCTGCGGCCCGATTCAAGGGTGATTCTTGTTACTTCGATCGGCATTCGGTCCGGCAGCCGTACGAATGACACGGTGTTGATCACGACATACGTCCTTCGTTGAGGGCGTACCGCGTAGCACGCGACAACGCCGAGATTGAGTGGAACGATCCCGAACCCACCAACCACAGGGCATCCAAGATTCAGACCGACCACGTTTCCGGCCGGCCAACCAGGCTCGGGATCAGGATCGGGTGGAACTGGAGGCCGAACGATCCATGGAAGCTTGGCTGCACTTCCCCAGCGCAGCCGCCAAGACCTGGGCAAACGATCACCGCACCCCCAGCCGCCCTGCCATTGGTTTCGCGCTGAATTGCTTGAAAGCCAACGCGTCCCTGTCGATGCGCTCACCTGGTCCTGCGAAGACCAGCGCAAAGCGCCGCCCGTGCCGAGGATGCTTGGCGTGCCCCATCGGGATAGCAGCGACACGCTCTCGGAGTCCATGGACCGCCACGGCTGGGCATTTGACCGCCGAAGAACGCCCTGCGAAGACCTCCACCGCAGGGTGCCCCCACGGCTCAGCAGTGGAGTAAGACCCCATCCCGTGGCTGTGGCGCCTCCCTCCAGGCGCGGCGCGCCACGCCAACCGGAAGAGGCCACGATCGATGCACTACCCGCGCACCCCCATCCAACCAGAATCATGGCTGCGCGCGGGCGAGCCACCGACCATGAGAGCGAGGAACTCGTCCGAAGGTAGGCGCGCTCGGGCTCCGGCGGCTCCTCCGTCCACCACTCGACGCCAAGATTCGGGCCGACCAGGGCACCGCCCGCCGCAGCGAGCGGGCCCAGGTTCAGGACTACCCTATTGCCCAGCTGGTCCATTCGCTACTCGCGCGCCGCCGGCGCAATCCAGTCCTGGATTGCGGCATTCTGCTGACCGAGGTCATCGAAGCCGATGACCGTGAAACGGAATGCCGGATGGAGACGATCTACTCTCCAAGTGCCGTCCGCGCGGCTCATCGTCGAAGCCACGCAGAGGCCGCTGCCGCGCTCAAAGACCATGATCCGGCCCTGAGCGGGCTGGTTCAGAATGCGCAGCCTCCCGTCTGGCTCAGCGGGGTCGTTGGTCTTTGGCGCCTCACCGGCGAGATAGCCGGGCCCCGCCCACGCTTGGCCGGAAGAGCTGCGAACGCCGATCCGCACTGCCGCACGCGGAACGTTCCAGATGACCCTAGCGTACTTTGCACCGTATCGAGTTGACGGGATTCCCACGGTCATCCCCACGCGTTCGTGATGTCGATGAGAATCTGGCCCGTGTAAGTTTCACTGAAGCCGGGCGTGAAACTGTCAGCGGTGACGCACTTCGCCAGAAGCTGAGTACCGACAGGCAGCCCATCCACGTCGGATACAAGGGTCAGCTCTGGGAAAGGCCGTCGGTGGATAGGTGCGTAGATGCCAGGCAAGAAGCCACGCGGCTGCATTACTTGTTCCAGGATATCCACGGTCGAATAGAGCAGACCGCCATTTCCAATGTACGGATAGGTTGGGTAGTTGGACTGGTTCCCCAACGTGGTGTTTACAGTAGCGGCTGCAGCAGAAACAAAGGACCGAATCGAACCTGGAAGTCCAGACATCGAGCGTCCAATAAAGGCCGACGTCTGAGAATCCGCATTTCCGAAATCAGACCACGGCCGGGCCTTGAATCCGTACCCGACGTTACTGCTTCCCTCGCTGTCGCCGCCCTTGTAGGAAACAACAAAATGATGTCGGTCACCGGGCTTCATCGATGTAATGTCACCAGCGTAGTGACCATGCGTTCCTGCGTACCCTTGGGTTCCGTAGTTTCCGCCTGTGTCAACGAATAGGTAGAAGAACCGCTCCGTACCGATAACTATCCAATGGCGTAATGCGCCGCTCGCTACGTTGGACTTCTCCCACATTGACCCAATCGCCTTGAGCGATGGCGAGGGTGTCGCGTCCTCACCCGTGTTCAAGTCGCTCATGGACGAGTAGCCACGCAGAAATGCCGATCTTGCGGCAGTGTCATCGACCCTCAGAAAGTAACCGGTGCCGGACACTTGCGAGTTCTGGTAGGCCCGCATGTTCACGCCACCGAACCCCTTCGTCCACCCCAGACCATCCTTTCTGCCCGCGCCGACGCCATAGCCATCAACCAGGACGGCATCAAGCAGCGCGATCAGTGCGCCCGGCACACCTGAAAGCAGCGGAGCGCCTGGATCGGTGCTTCGATAAATAGTTGGAACGAGACTCATGCTTGAACTCCTGCGACATTGCCAATGACCTGGAAGCGAGTCGAATCCACGACGCTTTCAGGCGTACCTGGGAGCGTGGTCCGCACCATCCAGATCGGCGCCAAGCCGCCGACTGTGTTGAAGCGAACCACATTGTTGGTAGACCACCCGGAGCCCCAGCCTGCTCGCGGAATCGTGAAGTAGGGACGCCCCGTGCGCGGATTGACAGGTGCGCAATCGGCGGTGACCGCCCCTGCCGTGATGGTGCCGACCGTCTCCCCCATCACCTCGAACGTCGTGGAGCTGTTGAAGCGAATCGCCCACCGTTCGGTTATGGCATCCGCATTGGTCACCACCAGCGGATAGTCGGTGTCATTGAACGTGCCAGGTGCGGCGCTGCCGATCAGCAGGTCGCTCCACACACCAGTCCAGGCTGCCTGGTCGAACAGGTTCACCGTGCGTGCCTGCAGGTCGAGTGACCCGTTGGCCTCGCCAAGCCGTAGCGCAGCACTGATCATCGCCTCCCCTACAGGGAAGTCATGCGTAAGCCCACTATTGATCTCGATCTCCCCCGTGATCTGAGGCTGCACCACGAGCCGGCGGTCCTCGACCCGCTCGCTGATCACGATGGGCAGGGTGTAGGCAGCAAGGTTTAGCGGGTCGCTGAAGGTCAGCCGACCCAACGCGGGATCCACTGCATACCAAGCACTGTCGACCGGAGCCCCCTTGGAGTCCCTGACCTCGACACCGGCGATTCGCGTGCGGCCGAAAGGCACGACCTGGCCCGCCTGCGGCGACGTGACGCTGTGCTTGGCGGTGTGATGAATCAGCACCGTTTGGCCGGGCTTGAATGCCGGCACACGTCCATCACTGGGCAAGCGGACCGACGACAGGCCGATTACCACCTCGGAGAGCGGAATGGACCGGTAAACCACCGCTCCCATGTAGATTGAGCCGGCTAGCACTAGAGCCGGGCGCCAGACCTGATCGCCCTCCACTTGGCCGGGATCGAACCACGGTTGGCCTTCATTACCGGCGACCGGCACCAGCTGACCGAACTTCACCTTCGCAACGCCGCTTTCCCAATCCACGTGGCCCCGGATCTGGGCGCTGGTGATGTCACCGTTGATGTCAGCTGTCGCCGTCAGCAGCTCGCCGTCCAGTCTGTTGGCACGCAGCGTGAACATACCCGGACGAAGTGGTGAGCCTGGCGCGCGGAAGAAGGAGTACGCCACGCCCGGGTCAGCGATCCGGGTCAGCAGCGAAAGCACCTGTACGGTGTTGCCGCCACCGGGCTGCCACTGAGTGAGGTTCACGATACCCGACGTGTAGTCCACAGTGCCGGCGTAGACACCGGCACCAGTCTGTGGGTCGATGCTGTGGTACAGCCCACCGCTCCGATCGATGTAGGTCCTGCCACGGAAGCCAAAGCGCACGCTGCCGGGCACAACACTGTCGCTGATAGTAGGTGTCAGCTGCAGCTGCATGGCGGGCAGCGGCAACGATTCCTGCGCCTGCTGCGAACTCTCCCCTGCAAGCAGCCACGCCGCAGACATGATCGTGCCTGCCGAGAACTGTGAAAGCACGTCCAGTCGGCCGTACCCTACAACTCTGAGCCTCCCGGACCTGTTCTCGTACTGCGGATAGGAAACCTGGCGCACCATGAACTTTCCGGCCTGCACAGACACCGCGCCGGTGCTGTAGTTCACGGACCCGAGCACCGTCGTGGATGCGGTGTCGCCCACTGACACGGCCACGATGTTGCCGTTCCCATCGTCCTTGGCAACAACGCGCATCGGCTGAGGAGCAGAGGTCAGGTCGTCCCGATCACGGGTAACGCTGACCAACCAATCGAGAAGAACGGAGCCGGCGCGCACCGGCCCCTGCGGCAAGGTGAAGGAGACGATGCCTGACGCGTCCGGTACCGGCTGCGGAGCAGCATGTAGCGGCTGCCCCCAATCGTAGGTAATTGCCAGGCGACTGTCGGCATCCGGCAGGGTGCCAGGCCGCAGCGATACCTCACCCGTCGAGTACGAGATTGACCCGCGAACCTGACCGCCGATGAGCATGCCGCCCACCCCATTGTCGGTGACCGCAACGTCTGCACCACCGATCCGCAGGGTCATGCTGACGGTGCCCGGGACAGCCGAGCCCTCGCCCAGAACGAAGTGCAATGCCGGCGGCTGGATGGCCGCATCCCCCACACGGGATTCAGCGATCACAGGCGTACCCCACGCGGCGATGATGCTGCTTTTCAGGTCGGGCAACGCACCGGCAGTGAGCACGATGGACCCAGTCGAATAGTTGACCGTGCCACTACCCTGCCCCGGCTTGCCAACGAGTTGCCCCCGACCATTGTCGGTCAACCGAATCCAGCGACCGAGTGCTCGGTAATCCACGATCACCGTACCAGGTGCAGGCAAGGGCGTCGCTTGGATCAGCCACACCATGCCTTGGTTGTTCTGCGTCACCGCGATCTCATCGGTAAAGCCCTGCATGGGGATCGCGCCGGCCGGGGTCGCCGTGACACTGATAGAGGTGGCGCTCGCGCCAGAAGCATGGGTGACAGAGATCACGCCCGCCTGATAGTCGACCGTCCCGCCCCAGGGCGTGACCGCCACCGAGGTCAACGATCCGGAACCATCGTCGGCCAGCTCCACGCTCCCGGCGACCACCTTCACGCTGCCGACGGCCATTCCTGTGCCCAGGTAGCGGGTGACCGGTACGCCTGCCTGGAAGCTGGACGCAAAGTTGAGCGCCAGGCTTCCCGCCGCGCCGGAAGGAACGAAACTCATCATGCCCAGACCGGCAAGCACGTCGCTCACCGGGGTTTCAGCGGTAGACGTGGGTACGATTGGCACGTACGGCGTGTCCACCAACACGGAGAGATCGCCGGGCTTGCCAGCAGCAGTAAGGCGCTTCACGCTGTGATAGCTGTTGGCATCCACCACGTTCGTATCGTAGACACGGGTGGCCGGCTTGCTTGCGGTGTAGCGGACGACTTCCTGGCCGTAGAAATTCCGCAGCAGGGCATTCACCAGTTCAATGACAAGAACATCCCGCTCGAAAGCACCCTGATCGTCTGTGAAGGTTCGGGTCGTGCGCGAAAGCACCGACTTCACCCGCACGTACTGCTCTCCCTCATCGTGCCCCGAGCTGGCGGGCGTCAGCAGCGACAGGTTGTCATTGATGTCAGGGCTCGGTGCATCTGCGGTCGTGTACACCAGCAGCGTCATCTGACCGATGAAGTGGTTCCCCATCAGGATGAATCGCGACTCGGTTCCACGGGTGATGTAGCTCTCAACCCTGTTCTTGGCGTCCAGACGCACGTCACTGTAGGACCCCGTTGCGAACATGCTCACCGTCACCTTCGGGTCAGAGGGTGGTTCAATGAGGACGCCGATAGCATCCTTCAGCACATCAACGTTCGAAGTGTCCACGTGCACGAACATCTTGCGCAGCGTGGCGCGGCCAGTCGTCCGCTCTTCATCGCCGATGTCCGGGAAAAGATTGTTCATGGCGCCGTCCTGAACCTCTGCCTGGATCATCCGGCCACCACCATCCGGATTGTCTGTGAGGCGCTGCGACTGGCGGAGCTTAATGTCGGTTGCGGAAATGGGCATTGATTACACCGTCATGAGGCGAAGAGTGATTGAGAAAAGGTCAGAATCCAGCGCGGGAACGGCGAACCGAGTGGGCTCGACCTCGATAGCCGGGCCATCGACACGACGCCACCGAACCTGGAAGGTGCGATCGCCGCCGTTATGGGCGGGCATGACCAACTCCAGAGGCGACAGTCGCGCCTCGCTCTCACTGGCCTGAAGAGCGCGGACGGTGGGCAAGGCGACCACACCGACGTACGCAGTGCCGTCTCGGGTTGTCTGCAGCGTGATGGGGCGCCCGGCCTGCCGTGCGGACTCCTGCACGATCATTGCCCCATTGAGGCTGTTTCGAACCTGCTGGCCCACCCTCCATGCCGTGAACTCATCCGTCCACTGGAGATCGGCCGGCAGCTCTATCCCGGCGAGCAGAATGCGGGTCATCAGCGCCGCCCCCTGACCGAAACCGAGCGGCTTTTCTGGACAGCGGTCAGCACCATCGGCGTCACCAGGTTCGCGATCCTCTGGGCCTGCTGGAGCTCTTGGGCGGTCGCCCCGGCCACCACTTCTTTGCTGGGCACTTTCCAGTCGATGATCAGCACTTGTTCCTTGTCGGCGCCTGCCTGTATCCGCTCCGCATCGAGCTTCGCCTGAGCATCTGCCTCGGCCTGAGCGGCCCTGCGCCGCTCCTGCATCGCATCGGCGGCCGCACGATCCTGCTCGGCGCGCTTCCTTTGCACCTGGGCTTCCAGCGCCGCGACCTCGGCAACCTCCTGTTTGCCGAGGAAGTCGTACTGATACTCCAATCGGCTCTTTGCGGAGGAGGCAAACTCGTCCTCGGTCTCCGCCAATCCCTGAAGCTCTTTCTTGTACGCCGCCAGCTGCTTGCGCTGGGCGGTGACCCTATTGAGGGCATTCGCGAACTGTTGAAGCGGATTCGGACCACTCAGGTTGCGCATCGCCTTGAGCGCTGCATCGGAAACCTCGCCGATGCTGAACGCCATGCTCTGGGCCGCTTTTCCGGCGCTGCCCATCTGCTGTCCAGACTTCTCCGCTCGATTGCCGAGGTTTTCCATCTGATTGCCAGCTTGGGACGTTTCCTGAGCCAACTGCCCCACGGCCTGCTTACCTTCCTGCGCGCCGGCCTGGACCTGCTGCATTGCAGATTTTCCGCTTCCGCCCATCTCCTTCAGGTGCTGCCCGGTCTGAAGGATCTTCCCCTGCACCTCGAGCTGTGACTCCACCTGGCCCCGGCGCCAGCTATCACTATCGGCCACCGCTGCGCGAGCAGTGCTCGCATAGGCCTCGAATGCACGGCGGACATCCTCAATGCTGGCCTTGCCCTGCGAAGCGCCCCGTTGGATCGCCTCAAACGCTGCCTTCGCAGAATCACGGGCATTGTTCAGGGATTCTTGCGACTGGATCCCGAGGCGGGCGAACTCGTCGGCCAGAGGGTTCACCGATGCCTGGATGTCACGAATTCGGGCGTTGAGTGCCGCTGCAGAACGCGCCGCCGCGTCGAACCCGATTTTGCCCTGCGTTCCCGCTGCTTCGAGCAAGGCGCCCAAGGCCCTCGCCTCGTCCAGCGTAGCGACCTTCCCAAGGGCTGCCTTGAACGCCTCTTCGATCTGAACGCCGGTGGCAACAGCGCTCTCGGTTACGGCACCGAACGCGGCGATCGCGTCCCGGCCGGCTCCGGTGAACTGCACACCCAACCTGGACGCGGAGACGCCCAGCTTCTCCATCGCGGCAAGCAACGTCGTCTGCAGGACTGCGGCTGCATTGGCAGCACTTTGAGGCAGCGCCTCAAATGCCGCCTGGGATGCAGCCTGAAACCTTGCCAACTCCTCACCCGAGAGCCTCCGCAGCGATTCCAGAAGCCCATCCCGAACATTGCGCTCCGCAGCCGCGCCCTGCGACGCTACATAGCCCAGCGCCGTGCCAACGGCGGCTAAGCTACCCGTATCAGCAAAATTGAGCCCCGCCATCATCTTGCTGATCGAATCGGTGGCCAGACGCGCATTGCTCTGCACGCCCTGAAGCTGTTCGACCACCAGCTGTGCCGCGCCCCCGATACCACTCTTCATGGCATCCGCAGCGATGTTCACCGCCTTGGAGAGTCCTGCGTACCCCGTAGACACGGCCAGCAGCTGCTGCGTCACAAGGCCAAGTTCCTGCAGTTGAGCGGCCGTAGCAACGCCCGCCTTTTGCTGCATCAGCAGGAATCCCTCTTGGGCTGTCAGGTACTGCTCAAGCCCAGCCAAGCGCTGTGCATAGGCTTCCCGCTCAGCCTGCCCCATTCGAGCGACTTCCTCAGTGGTCTTAACCACCACGTCGCGGTACTCAATGAACGAGACGGCCTGGCGGCGAAGCTCCAAGGCGGAGTCCCGAACCTGGCTGATGTACGCACGCTGCGCCTCGCCGGCTCGCTTCAGGGCAGGATCGTGCTGCTTCCAGATGTCCTGAGCAACAGTCTTGAGCACGCCAAGGCCACCCATCGCGGCCTCCAGCCCCAGCACCGATACCGCGATCGGAACCGCCTTCGGTAGGCCCCTGAGCAACAGTCCAAAGCGCCCGATGCCAGAACTGCCGGCGGCAACTGCAGCGTTGTTTGCCAGCTGCGCGCGCGTGGTCGCAAGCAACGCCGCCCTCCACGCGTTCAGCTGAAGCAGCGCGCCTACGACCTTGAACTGGGCGTAGGCCGCAGCCATGAGGCCGATTACACGCGCATGGTCAGCCACCCATCGCGTAGCCCCCTTGACCGCCTCCGCCATCCCGATAATGGCATGCGAGGTCTGCTTGGCCCAGCGGGTAAGGCTCCCATCCTGCGCCAGACGATCCAGTGTCGCCAGAAGCGTCGTCAGCTGATCCTTGAAGTAGGCAAGCACGCCCTGGTCCGCGACTTCCTGCTTCCAGTCCTTGAAGCGATCGGTGGCCTCCTTCCAGAGACCCGCGATCGTTCCGACCTTGGCTGCCGCCGCTGCGCCACCGTAGGACTCGGTGAGAAGGTCGAGGATGATGGTCTGCGCCTCTGCAACGCGACCGGTTGCCTCGAGGTTCTTGATCAACTCCTTCTGGCTGTCGGACAGGGTGAAGCCTTGCTTGCTAAGACTCTCCATCGCCTTCGATGGCGTCTGCAGTGCCTTGCCTACGATCTCCGCCGACGACTCCAGCGACAAGCCAAGACGTTGGGCCTGGTCAATGGTGATCTGCATCGCGACGGGGAACTGATCGCCGACGATGTTGGTATAGGACAACATGCGCACCATCGCGCTGTTAACCTGCCCTCCATCGAAAAGGCCGGTCTGCAGTTGCTTACCCAGCTGCAGCAGCTTCTCAGCAGTGAACTCACTGCTACGGCCAGCCGCCTGGATGGCGGCATCGAGCTGGTTGACCTCCTGCTCCGCGTCACTTCCTTCCTTGATGATCGACTTGATGCCGTCAACCACTCGGTTCAAGCCGACGAACGCGATCGCGCCGGCGGCAAGGCCCTTCAGCTTACCCAGCCAGCCTGCCGCGCCTTCAGTTGCCCCGGCCAGGTTCGCGCTCCCAGCAGCAGCATCGTCAGCACGCTCACGGTACTCCGCCAGGGCCCTCTGCGCTGCGCGGGTCGTCTCCGCTTGCTTGCGCATCGCGGCGTCGCCTTCCGCGAGTTGCTGCGTGCGACGGCGGTTGGCGGTCGCCTCATCGCTGACTGCCTTTGCCTGCGCGCTCAGCGCCGCAGTGGTCCGCGCTGCCTCAGACCGCAGGCGCTGCTGGCTGCCGGCCAGGTCGGCTGTGCTGACCCCCAGCGCCGCCAACTCCGAATCTGCCTTGCTAACTTCGGCCCACTGCTCGTTCAGCGCCCTCTTCAGGCGCTCCCCCTCCTTGCGCAGATCGCGCTGCGACGCCAACACCTCGCGCGACGGCTTCTCCATCTCACCGATGCTGAGGCTCAGCTCAAGCGCTGCCCGCTGGTTGGCGTTGAACTCCCGCTCCAGCTCGCCCAACTGGTCCAGCATCGCCTCAAATGCGTCGGCCTTTGCCGCCGCCGAGGTCAAGCCCGTCAGGGAATCGAGCAGCTTAGAAGTCTTTCCCGCCGTCTCGACCGAGACATCACCCAGCTCGCCAAATGCCGAGCGCAGGTCATCCACACCTTCGCGCCCCTGGGTTTCAATGACAACCCTGATTGCTTCTTCCAGCCGGTCAGCCATTGCTCTTTCCATTAACGCGCCACTGGCGGCGCAACTCAGTCAGGTACGTGGTGTGAAAACGTTCGATCAAGCGGCGGCGCGCTGCGAGAGCCCGGCTGTTGCCGTCAGCGCCTGAGAGCATCTCGAAGGGGCTTGGGCCCCGAAGAATTCGAACAGGGCCTCGCCCCGCCCGCTTCTGGGTCGCGCCGTCCCAACTTCGCACTCGAATGGCCCTTCGGCCCTTGATTGTGGCGATGAACGCTCCGTCATAAGTTCTGGTCTCGCCGAGACCGATGCTGGCCGTTGCGCCGACCGATCGCCTGCCAGCCCAACGGCCACCGAACTCGAGAAGTGAGATTTGCCGGGTGCTCGCCCAGATCGAAAGGAAGTCGTCCCTGCCGCGCTTGCCCGTTGAGTAGCCGCGCTCACCGGTCTCCACGCGGTACTTCCCCCTCAGCGCGGCCGCGCGGATGTTGTAGGACCCCCGCACCTCTTGCGTGGTCGCAGGGCCTGCCCGTCGCTGCAGACCGATGAAGGCCCTTTGCACTGACAGGTCGTAGCGGTTGAGAACGTCGCCAGCAAGATTGGTCAAGCCATGGAGGCCCTTCGCACGGCGCCCGCTGACGAAAAACTTGAGCAGGTTGTTGTTGCGATTGGACGCCATGGCACCCTTCCTGGTTCGAATCGGGAGGGCGCCGTGCTGGCGCCCTCCTCATGCTGGAGTCAACCCGGCGATCAGCCGGCTACCTGCGCCGCGATCTTGAAGGTGTACAGGTCGCTCTCACCGGCCTGGAAGATCACCGGGCCGGTCAGGGTCACCTGGATGGGCTCATCACTGAACCAGTCCACGTCACCGTCCACGGTCAGGTCGACGTTCGGGATGGTCAGCAGGCCCTCGTCACCGCTGATGCGGTCCTGCATGTCGCCCAGGATCTGGAAGGATTTGCTCGGCGTGGTGCCGCCGCTGATGGCGGTTTCCAGGTACGCGTCGTACTTGTAGTTCGCCACAACGGTATCGCCCGCTTGCAACTGGCCGCCGAACTTCGGAATCAGCAGGCCGTGCGCCGGATCGAGGGTGTAATCGGTGCCCTTGACCAGGTCGATGGCCCCCTTCTTGAAAGTCGGCTCGGTGTCGGCCAGAAGGAAGTTGTGCGGCAGCTTCACCGGCGTGTCCACGCTACCCACGGTCACGGAAACGTCGGTGGCGGTGCCGGCCGCAACCTGGGTAGCCACCAACGTGCCGTACAACATGCGGGCCAGGATGGCCGGCGGCACTTCCAACGCGGTGATCGAAACGCTGGTGACGCCGGGGTTGGAATCCTTGTGGATGATCTGCTGATAGCGCGCATCACGGCGCTTGCTCTTGATCTCCACCGAGTCGCCAGCTTCGTAGCTGAACGTCAACGACGACTGCTCCAGGGGCTGATTGCCGAACTTGTCAGTGGGCTCGGGGATGACGGGAATCCTGGCGCCGTTCGCGCCGTGCTCCCAGAAGCGCAGATCGCCTGCGAATTTACGGACCTTGGGCTGTGCCATGGTGGTGCTTCTCCTACGGGTTGGGGACGGGCTCAAAGGTCTCGGTCAGACCAGCCCGCGCGGTGATCTGAGCGACGACGGCGGAATGCCCTGCGTCGTCTTCCAGGGATGCCATCTGGGTTTCAAGCAGATCGAAACTGGTAATGCCCTTGGGCAGCGTCTTCACGTTGAACGTGAGCGCGCGGATCAAGTCGTGCCTGGCACGGTGCACCAGCAGCCGCGGATTCGCGAGGTTGCTGGTACGCGGGACTTCGAACTCGATGGTGATCGCGGCATCCGAGGTAACCTGCGCGCTTCCCCCACCACTTCGCGACAGTTGCCTGACAGAGATCAATGTGGCCGGGCCCTCGAAGTCTTCATCAACTTCGCTGTCGTCAACGACGATCAAGCCGGTGCCGATGTCGGTGCGGAAGCCAGCACTCTCCCGGATCAGCTCCACGCGGCCGCGCAGGAACTCGACCAGCTGCCAGGACAGCGGCTCGGCCAGGTCAACCACGGTTCACCAGCCACCGGCTGCGGGAGCCGTCGTCGCTGAGCTTCTTGCTGTTCACGAACACCTCCACGCCAAGCCCGCTCCCTGCCACTCCAACTTCCAGGCGGTCGCCCTGCTCTGGTTCAACGTCAGCACGCAGGTAAGCGATCTCGACCCGACCGGCGACGAACTGACGAAGCTCTCCGATGGTCTCAACGTCACGGTCGATGTAGACGCGCACGTTCGCGGTCACCGCACCGCCCTTCTTCGCCGTATGCGTGCCGACCGATGCCATACCAGCGACGGCGAATGCTGCGTGCAGGGAAGCATCCAGATCCCGCAGGAACTCGGCTTCGCTCACTTTGAACCTCCCGAGCAGAGCAGCGCATATGCCTGCAGCGCTCTCACCTGTGCGTCGCACTGGGCTGCGGCGCCAATAGCTCTGCCCGCACTCTCAATTCGGTCGACGGTTCGACCATCAAGCTGGCTGCCGGCAGCGGCGGTCGCGGACAGTTCTGCAGTTGCGACGGACGCTTGCCAACGCTGGTGCAGGCGCTGGTTGCCAGCGCGAAGATCAGCGATGAGGCGATCAGATGCCTTCTGTGCATCGTTCTTTTCCTTTTCGTACTTGGACGCCAGGTTGTTTGCGGCGACGGCACTACCACGCTCGACCTTCAGGGTTTCGTTGGCGGCATCGGCCTCAGCTCGGGCAGCGTCTCGCTCCCTCTTCATGGCGTCACGGCTCGACACAGCTTTGTCGGCCGCCCGGTGAGCGATGGACACCGAGCCACGCTGCCAGACGACGACGCCCAGCAGCAGAAGGACGGCGATGATGAGGGCGCGGATCATGCCGACACCACCGGACTTTCGGGGGGGATAATCGCACCCACGCTTCGCATCGCCGCTTCCAAGGACATAATGCGCAGACGCAGCCTGTGCGCCTCCTCCTGAGCCGCCATGCGCAGCTTGATCTCTTCCATGAGCTTCTCTGTGGTTGCGGTGAGGGAGCTCTCCAGCGAGTCCACACGGCGGACAAGCCCGTTCAGAAGTTCAACGTTGGCGTCAGTCTCTGTACGCTCCTTCCGGCGCGAGAGCAGCACCGTCCAGGTCTCTCGCAAGAGCCAGAGGGCCACGACACTGCCAGCGGCCCACCAAGGTGCGTGCGCATTAACCTCGCCCCCGACCATTACGAGAGCGCCTCAGCGACGCCGGCCGCGATCACCTCGCGTCGCCAGAACAGTCCGCCGTTCTCGTGTTTGGCGATCGCGGTAGCCAGCCTTTCCAACGTCACGGCGTTGTCCAGCCTGATGATCTCGCTCGGGCTTACCCCGACCGCCTTGGCAACTTCCTGGACGTAAGCCGACGTGTTGTTCTCCACTGGCGGCGCCCAGCGGCCGATGATCTCCTTCACCGTGCGCAGGCCGTGCTTGCGCTGGTAGGTGAGAAGGGTCTTCCCCAAAGCGCGAAACCCTGCCTGCGGGGTCAGGAACACGCAGAAGCGCTGCTCGCGGGCGATAGCGGCGACGGAACGATCCTCACCTTGCCACGGCGTGCTGGTACGGTCGATGTTGCCAGGATTGTTGTTGCGTACGCCGCGCGGCGTGCTGGTGGTGCCCATGCGATTCCCCGTTGCCGCTGTGGAAGAACCGGCACCGCTCACGCCACCCAGGCACATGTGAGCGATGCCGGCCAAGACTTACGCCGACTTCAACGAGCCGGAGCCCGGCGTCAGCTTTGCGAGCACGGTCGCACTACCAGCGCCAGCGGCTGCGATGGCGACCGCGCAGTGCTCCAGGTCGCCTGCATCGGCGCCGGTGACGATCACCTGCCCGCCCTGGGAATCCCAGGTCAGACCGGCACCTGCAGAAATGGTGGCGCTGGGAAGCTTCGGCAGCTCGAACACGCCCTCGATCTGGGCGCTGCCCTTGGTGCCAGCGGGGATGTCCACCAGCGCTACGGCCAACAGCTGGCCGACAATGGATGCCTGCCCGCTGACCAGAGCGGATGCCGCGACGATGTCAATCACCGCTCCCGGGAATTTGTAGTTCTTCGCCATGACGATGGTCCTCAGTTCGCGTCTTGCATGAGTGGAGGGGGAGACAACGGCTGCGGCAGGAGAGCCGCAGCCGGACAGTTGGCTACTCGCCCGGGTTGTAGGCAGCGCCGCGCCAGCCCACCGCGCCCACGCCATACTTGTGGACGACCTTCCAGCTGAGGCCGTCGGTGCGGAAGTTGGTTTCCTGCTCCAGGACCGGCGTCTGCACGCCATTGAGGAAGGCGACTTCGATCACCGGCTCCACATTCGGGTCGGCGAATCCGTACCAGCCCTTGCCGGTACCCAGGCGCGGAGAGGTGATGATGTCGCTGAAGGTGGCGCGCGAGGTGTTGTTCACCTGGAACTTACCGGTCACGTCCGGGTTGTACTCGCTGTTGTTCACCAGATTCGCGCGGCCGTGCATGGCGACCGTGCCCAGAAAACGCGACAGCGAGATATCGAGGTAGTCGTTGCCACCCGGGTCCATCTGTAGTGCCATCAGTTGGCGCATCGCGTCGAAGGCGTCGACCGACACGGCGGCACCGGGAGCGATGTTGCCGTGCTCCGCATGGAACAGCGTGTGGCCGTCCTTCATGACCGGCCCCAGACCGCTGTTCTGCTTGAGCACGTCGTAGACGTCCTTTTCGATCGTGCGGCCTGCGGCCTGGCCCAGCGCCGTGGTGATGCGCACGAACGCACCCAGGTCGTCATTCACCAGCACTTCCGGTGTGATCTGCAGAATGCGTCCCTTACGGGCGCCCTTGATGGTCTCGACCTCGCCATCGCCCAGCACGCCATTCTCGTACTCGCCCGCTTCATTGACCGGCTTCAGGTCGGAGAACGAAGAAAGGTGGTAGCGGCTGTGCGGACGGTAGTCGGACAGCGTGCCGGTTGCGCAGAATCGGGTCCAGGTGAACTGCTGCAGGTTGTATGCCCCGACCAGAACGCGGTGCAGCACGTTCTCCAGCAGGACCGGGAAGTCGCTGGTGGTCTGCACTGCCAGAACACCGCGTGCGATCTGCTCACGGTCCATGCCACGGGTGTTCACGCCGGCCTGGATCAGGGAGCGCTCGGCGAGCGCCAGCAGGGTGGTGTGCGCGTAGGGATTACCATTGCGGGCGGATTCGGCGTCCGCGCCAGTCAGCACGCCGGCACGAGCCAGAAGCGCGTTGACCTGGGCGCGACGCTGATTGTCCTCCTCCGGTACTACATCCGTGATGCTGAAGCCGCCGGCCAGCGGCTGTCCGCTCGCCGCCAGCTTCGCCAGCAGCTTGCCGCGCGCCACGTCTTCGGTGATCGCAGCATCAGCCAGGCACTCCGCCTCCAGCGCCTGGACGCCGCTGACCTCACGGAATCCGGCGAAGACTGTACGAATGGCTGCGTTGCGGGCCGAGATTGCCGCAATCACCTGCTCGACCGTTGCAGCCGGCGCCAAGGTCGCGGCCGCGACAGGAGCGGCTGCGACCGGCGGTACCGGAGTGGCGGGTGCGGGCGATGCCGGGGCTGCGGGGGTCGATGCAGCCGGAGCGGTGCCCGCCTGCGCCATGATCAGTTGGCACTGCTGTTTCATGCTGGTTTCCTCAAGGTGGGCCACAACGGCCCGCTGGTGAACCTCGCGGAGCGAGGCGAAGGCTGAAGCGGTGGTGGTTGCCTGGATGTGCTTGCGCAGCAGGGCGTGCACTGCGCCCTCGGTCCCGGAGATCGCGCTCACATAGGACAGCAGCGCTGCTGCCGCGACGGAGTCCGCAGGCTCGGGCTGCACGTCGGGAATTACTTCGCTGACCAGGCCCAGCGCCAGCGCCTCGGACGCGGTCAACCAGTGATCCCTGCGATCGGTCAGCATCGTCTCAATGTCGGCCGGGTTCTTGGCGCGCCCCGAGTAGGACACCAGCATCTGGCGCCCATACACATCGATCTGATCCGCTCGCTCACGCAGGTCGCCAGCAAAACCCCAGCCACCGCCCTGCGGGCCATGCAGCATCAGCATGGTGTTCTCGTGCATGCGACGGGTGCTACCGGCCATGGCAATCAGGCTGGCGATGCTGGCAGCAACCCCATCCACGGTCACGTTGATCGTGGCCGGGTGTTGCTTCAATGCGTTGTAGATGGCCAACCCGTCGGTGACGACGCCGCCGTCGGAGTTGATCCGCACGTTGATCACGCTCGCTGTCGTCCCGGCAAGCTGCTCGACCACGCTGGCGGCAGTGACGCCCTCACCCCAGAAGTAGTCGCCGATTGGGCCGTAGATCAGCAGCTCGGCCTCACCCCCGGTGGTGGTGTTCAGCGCGAGGACCGATTTGCCCTTTGCCTCCGGCTGCAGCGCCTCGATGTCGTTTGAATCGAACGCGAAAGTTGCGGCGAGCACTGCATGAGCCAGGCGAGAGGTCGCGCCCAGAGACAGAGTATTCATTGAGTATCCTCGAATGTGTTCGGCACAGTGGTGCCTTCAGGTCGGGCCTGCGTAACTCCCGCGTCGCTTACCTGACCCGGGTCGCTGTCCAGCGTGATTCCCAGTTCGCGCGCCCACTTACGCTCATTGCGTATTTCTTCCAGCGTGTCGTACATGCGCCCGCCACGTTCGCTGATGACCGAGGTGAGCGAGCGGATGCCGGCGCGGATCATCATGCGCAGGCCGGTCGCCTCATGGACCGGGTTGATCCACGGCATCACCGGCGGCATGTACATCGCATCGGTCACCGTGGTCATCGAGACACCGCGCGGAACGACCAGCTCGCCGGAGGCAATCGCAGCCTGGATGAAGCGCTCGTAGATCGGCCGGACAATCTGCGAGATCACTTCATAGGCCAGAACACCGTACGCGCCATACTGCTCCACCAACTCCTGCCGCTGAGCCGAATAGGTACCGTTGTAGTTTTTCGACAGCGACGAGAACGAAACCCGCATGCCACCGGCCACAGCACGCAACTGTCCGTTGCGGTAGCTCTCCAAGTTGGGGTTGGGGCGGTTGGTGTCGACGGTGCCAACGCTCTCGCCCTTCACCAGGTCATCGAACACCATGCCGGGCTGGAACCGCATGCTCCTGCGTTCCGGAACCGTCTCGTTCTCGCCGTAGCTCTGGGGATCACCCTTGATGATGAAGGCAGCCATGCTGGCCGCGATCTTGGCGGCCACGCGTTCGGATTCCTCATAGTCCTTGAGGTCATCCAGGCGGGTAAGGACCGATGCCAGCAGGCTCACGCCGCGCACTTGGCCGATACGATCAACCATCTTGGCGTGGTGAACGAAGTCAGCGCTCACGCGCTTTACTTCGGGCATCACTGCATTGGGGTCGCCGGGGTGCTGCTTGTACAGATGATACGCAATGGGGCGGTTCCATGCATTCCGCTCGACGCCCTGCATGATGTTCCGGCCGGGATCGTTCAAATCCATCGGCAGAAGATCGGGCTCCATCATCTCGATGCTGTAGGGGACAACGGTGCCGTGGTCGAGATACGGCACCGGACCGATCAGGTCTTGGTAGAGGCATTCCCCGTCGCGGAATAGGGTCCGGGTCATCAGGCGCTGTGCCGCGCCAAAGTCATGGCACCAGGTCACCTCCGGGCGCTTCCAGAAGTCCCGCAACAGGGGGGTGATCTGATCAACCAGGGATTCCACGATGTTCCCGTTCACGTCGCGCGGCTGCGGCTCGATGCCGATGCCATCCCGCCCGATCACGTTCTGCACCATCTGGTTGAAGCCGTTCACCACGATGTCGTGGTTCCGGTCGAGGTGCCGCGCCTGGGTCCGGATTCGGGTCGCGCCGCTGGCAACCGCCGTGTTGCCTGATCCAAACTCGCGCGCAGCCTCTCGCAGGCGGCTGGGCGTGGCGCCGTCGTACGCACTGCTGTAGGCCGCGATGCGTGCACGCGCCATGGCGCGCTTCGCCCCCCAGCCGGGGGCCACAGCGGCGATAGCGCGGTCAAGGCGGTTCACTCGCGCTCCCTGAAATCAGCAAGAGACACGGACACGCGGCTACCGCCCCTTGCCTGCATGTTCACCTTGGCTTCCCATTCGCGCCGGCCGGCGCGAATCTCAGCTAGGTCGGCGCGGTTCAACTGCCGCTCCCCCATACGGAACGATTGCCCCTGCAGCACCGCAGCCTCTGCGGCCAGGTACATTTCCAGCATGGTTTGGGCGGGTGTTGGCATGGGAACAGTTTGGAGACTGGGCCGTCTCAACCGTTACCAGCCGCATGAGACGATCTCGATTTCGTCCCATATCAAATCAGTCACTTACGAAGCGACCGTCTCAATCTTTGCCAGAGGTTGAGACGGTCGCTGGCATCTTCATCCAGCTCGGGATGGCTTGGGCAATCCACCCGGGAACATTCGATACAGTGCCGCTCTCGATACGCCGTGCCGGCGGCAGACCAATCGCCAGTCCTGCCCTTCAGCCAGCTCGGCGCGGATCACCTCCACGCGCGAGCAGAGCTTCTCCTGCCCAGCTGGTTTGGGGATGTGCAGGCGCTCGCCGCCGTACTCGGTCTGCAGAACCGTCATCACCGCCGTGGCGTAGGGCATCGCGTGTTCCTCGTTCAAGCCTGTCTGCTCGACAATGCCCCGAACTACCAGGCGACGCAGGTGTTCCGCAGCGTCAATGTCACGAGAATTGCTCATAGGCGGCTGCTCCAACCGCTCGACCCGAAACCATCGCGCGACGTTTCACGGGAATCGCGTGCTACCTGCACAGTCCTCGGCGTGGGCTTCTTCTCGACAGCAGGCACGTGCGAAGCCGGCGCTGCAGCGGCAGCGCCATCCGCCGACAGTGCTGTTACGGCCGGAAGACTGAACAGATCGTTCTCGGGCTGCACTTGTTCCTCCAACTGATCCCACCACTTCGCTTTCTTGGGTCCCCACAGGTCGAGGCGCTCTTCCAGCCATATTTCGTACGTCAGGCAGTCCTTGACCTCGATTCGCTTCCGCGTCGCGGTCCACCTGGATTCGGACCCACCCTTCATCCGCCGCGTGGCGCGGATCTCGCCCGCCAGCTGCTTGAACCATTCGGGCGAGAGCTGGTCCGACAGGTGGACGTAGCCAGGCCCCGGCACAGCAACATCCAACCGCGCCTGGAAACGGTCCTTGGCTAGATTGGTACCTACGTGCCACAGCACGGGGCCATGCTTCTCGATACGACCGTTGAACCGGTAGCTCACGCGGCTGTTTCCGTTCTCGATAGACCGCTCCTGCCCGCTGGCGCCCTTGACGGCATGCACGCGGAGTGCCTTCAGCCTGTGCGCGAAGGCATACACCGCATCGGCATGGTGACCACCCGAATCGATGGCGGTCGCATAGATTCGCTGGGCCCGGCCACTGACGTGGGTGTACTCCTGTTCACGCAGGAATGCCTCCGCCTCGGACCACACCTCCATTTGTGCCGGGTTACCAAAGAACACCCGGTGATCGATAGTCCACATCTGACCGCCTCTGCCAACACCCCAGATGCCGGCCTCAAGTCTGTTGTCCTGCGTGTCCATGCCACACAGGAGCAACAAGCAGTCGCGAGGCATAATCTTCAGGGGGAACGGCTCCGCCCTGTTGACCAGCTCATCTGCATCCGTCCGCTCGACCTCGCCTTCCCAAGTCTCACCGAGAGTTGTGTTGGTCCACGCCTTCAACTTACTGTCGTCGCCTTCCTGGTGCTTTGTGAACGCCTCCAGGAACTCGCGGACAATCTGCTGCCACGCGACCGCCGGGCTGTAAGCGGTCCAGATGTGAAGTGCCACATGACGCGGCGCCGGGACGACCTGGTCATCCGGAGTCGTGAAGCGACCATCTGGGCGGAGCCAGAGGTCACCGCGCGAGTTCACCCATTCACCCAGTTCTGCGGCCTGCAGGTACTCGCCTTGCGTCATGGGGTAGGTGCAGTGCGGGCAGAGGTGGTAGACGTGGACAACGTCGCCATCGGCGTCACGTTCGAACTTGAACCCGTGCGATTCGTCCTTCCCACCCCAGGTCAGCGCATGGAAGTCATCACACTGGGGGCAACGCACCTGGTAGGTGAATCGTTCGTCCGCCTGCGAGTAGCGAGTGTCCACCAGGCTGAAGCCCTTGAGCTTTGGGGTGCTGCCAGCCACAAGTTTGGGAAAGGTCGCACCTTCCAGACGCTTGGCCGCCAGTGAGTCCGGCGCGCCCTCCTTCTCGATGTCGTTGTCGAAGGCATCAAGCTCATCGAGCAACGCTACGTCCACGGAGATGCGACGATAGTTCTTCGCGGCCTTACCGCCGCGCACGCGCAGCAGCGATCCGATGAACTTCTTCTGCTGCAGCGTATTGTCCTTGTGGCGGGCGAGATAGGCCGGGAACACGGCCCGCATGCACTCCACGTCACGCAGCATGGGCTCTAGCTCCGACTTGACGAAGTCATCGGAGTCGTCGTCGGTCGGCTGCCAGATGCATTGGTTCCTACGTCGGTGCTCTGCGTTGTAGCCAAGGAAAGCGAGCAGGATCTTGGTGTATCCAACACGCGCCGACTTCTTCACCGAGACCTCGGCCACGTCGTCGTTACTGATCACTGCCATCATCCCGCGCTGGAACGGCCACGGGGTCCACTTCTGCTCGACGTAGCTCGATTCGGCAGAAAGGTAGAAGTGTTCCCGGGCCCAGGCTTCCAGCGTGATCGGCTCCTGCACCGCCCAGGACGCGAGCCCGCGCTGCAGATGACGCTCCACGGCCTGCAGCTGGCTTGCATCGACTCCACGAAGAAGCGTCATTCGCATTGGTCCTCGGCATCAACCGGCACCGCCGTGGACGCGCCTTCATCGGTGTCATCGTCAGCGTCAACGTCGGCCAGGCGCATCGACGCGGCAAGGTTTCGTGCCTTGGCGACAATCTGAGCCACGACCTCGACATCCGCCGCCTTCAGCTGTGGAAGCCGGCGCCGCAGCGTGCCCGGGATCGTCTCAAGGATGCGACCCGCTCGCGCGCCGACTTTCGACAATACCTGTTCCATGAGATGTGCCGGCGCCAGCTCGCCCCGGGTCACGGCGTTCTGCATTGCCAAGCGGTCAGCCTGCTCTCGCGCCAGCCGGGCACGCTCGGCAGTCAGATCCTTGCCTGCCTCCCCGCCCCGGCCAGCAGCAACCTCGCGCAGGTGATCGCAGTAGGCAAGCAACCACTCATCACCTGCAGCACCGTCAGCGAGGATGCCACGACGCACCAGGTCGCTGACCGCCTGCTGGGAAATGCCCACCAGATCCCCAAACGCGCCCTGTTTCATCGGGCTGCTCAGATCAGAAACCACTACAACCCCCTTGGAAATGCTTCATGACTAGCGAGAAATTGCGCGACCGAATACCCGTGGAATCCGAGGCCGGGGAGGACCCATCGGCCTGCCCTCTCCCCCCTGCCCTC